AGTCAAAAAATTCTTTTACAGTATCTTTTGCAATAGCGGCTGGGCTGCCGGTTCCTGTTTTCTTACTGGTTCCGACAAAGGCCGCTCTAAGGATTTCTTCAAGAAGTCGTTTAGACTCAAAGTGACCAGCAGCGCCAGTCAGAGACATATACTCACCACTGAATAAAGCGTCACCTACTGCGGCTGATGCCATGTATGCCAAGCGAGCAATGTCGCCAAAGATAGTTTCCCAGTCAGGCCTTGTTAGGATGTTTTCAATCTGCTCTGCTGAGAAGCCAATGTCGTCTAGCGCCTCGGAAGCCTGGCTCTGCCTAGCAGCTAAGTCAATCTCGGCAAATACACCTGCTAGTCCAATTAGGTTGCCTTCTGCGTCCTCAGCATCAAAACCAAGGTTCTTTAGCGAGTCTCCATAATTCTCTGTTTGGCGGGTGGCTTCAGCGACAGCAACAGCCATTGCTTCTGCTCTAATGGCGAGGGTTTCTACTAGGACTGCATCACGTCGCGCTTCTGTGGCTTGCACTCCACTAAACAGGAAAGACTCTTTGAGCTTAGTAGCGCTTTCGAGTGACTTGAATCCCTTTCTGACCTCATCAAAGTTCAAAAGATCAGCTAGGACCATGCTGTCGCCCATGCGCTTCATAAACGCCTTGAAGCCTTCATCTTCCTTCATTGAGTTGTCAAGCTCAATAAACTCTTGCCCAATGGCGTCAAGAATAATGTTTGCGTCGTCGCCAGCGCCATCTATGAGTTGTAGCAGCGGATCTATTAGTTTTGCAAGTCCTGTAGCCACTGCTCCTGAAAGAGCAATAACTTGTTCCATAGGACCAAGTAGACCCAGAAGCGCACCGCCAAGGCTTTCAACTAGAGGAACAAGTCCTTCTATAACTCCGGCGAGCGCTTTAGATATGTCTACAAGGTTCTCTGTGCCGTCTGATGCAACTGTTGTAAGTGCGTCGTTTACCTGCGCCAGAGGTCGCTGGAAGGCTTCACCGAACGCAACCTGTAGATTGCCCATGATTGCGCTTAGTCTCTGCTGTGAGCCGTACAGGGTGTCTGAGGCACGCTCAAAGGCTCCGACTGAATCCCCAGCTCTTTCAAACAAGAGTGTTAGTCGCGCTGTTGCTTCGGCGTTTGCACGCTCGGCTCCGGTTAGGTCACCAAGACCCTGGGCAGCAAGATACGCGTTGATTTCGTTTTGCTTCATGGCCACACCGAACTTCTCGATGGGGTCATACTCACCTCGGAACAGAGCTGTGATAGCTAATAGCGCATCTGAAAGTTCATAGCCATAAGTTGTTGCAAGGTCCTGAGAAAGCGTTACAAGTCTTTCGGTTTCTTGTGCTGACTCGTTTACACTGAATCCGTACTGCTTTAGTACCGAACCGAGAAATACCGAAGCCTTGGCTGCCTGCTGCTGAGAAATTCCGTAGTTCTCTACCTCTTTGGTAAAGCGCATTATTCCAGGCGTGGCATTTTCAAAAGTCTGCTGCAACGCAAGCAGGTTACGCTCAAACTGCTGAGTGGCGTTGACCGAATCTATTGTGAACTGCCGTGCGCTGGCTATGCCCTGGAAAGCTGCAAATGCTCCTGCTGCCTTACCTAGCTGCCCAGCCAGGGAACCAAAGTTCTTGCTAAGTCCTTGAACTGCGTTCTGTGCTGATTTGACTCCTGCCGACTTGAAGATTGAAACAATCGGCATAATGATGGGTGCAAGTGCCATTAGCTCTCAAGCCTCCTATTTAAAGTATTTATAGTTGTTCGCAGAAGTTTTGTAGTGTTTGCTTTGAACTTAGGGCTGTGCTTTTCTAGTGCTGGGTAGGCGTAGCGAGAAGGTTCGCCAGAGCTGTTTTTGCCTTTGTTGTCAAGAGACTCTATCCAGTTTCTTACGTTACTGGCACTTATTCGGTGGGTTTGGTTGCTTCTTATGCCCTTGCCGTATCTGTTGATTGTATATTCTCTTGACAACATTCCATTAGGCTTTGAGGACTTACCGCTCTTGCCTGCCATGTCTGCAATTACAAATGCTGGCGCTCTTACTCTTACACGCACAATAGATACAGTGCCGTCTCTAGCTGCTTGTAGATCCGCAAGAGCCTTGCCTTGTTTTCTGTTCTTGTAGTTGACGTCAACCGCAGTTCTCATACCTTTTGATTTCATCCAAGAGAGTCTGCCGTTTTGTGTGTACATTCTGTCGTAGGTGCGACCTGTGCGACCAGCTTTGTTCTTTGGTCCTCCAAGGGGACCGAATGTTCCCGCAGACTTGAAGCTATACCTAACAGCTTGTGCAGCAGGGTTACCAAGCTTCTTTGCTTCCTTCTTGAACTCCCTAAGCACCTCTGGTCCAAGAGTCAACAGTTGGCGCTCTAGTGCCTTCAGATCGTTTAGCTCTAGCACAGCCTTGTTGCCGCTTGAGTCAAGCAGACTGGCTGCGTTGAAGTCACCGTTGTTTGCAGTGCTTGCAAAGCCCGCACGCGCACCGCTGGCAAAAAGCTTGCCAAGTACGCCTGCTAACTGAGCTACCAAGAGTAAACCACCTATCTATAGGTCAATTCTATCGTAAACAGAAAGACCCCCTCCGGAGAGGGGGCTTCCTTATTTCTTAGGAGTGTTCTTTGCAACCATCCAGCGGTACATTGTCCACAGCATCCGATCGTCTAGCTGCATAAGCTCTCTTGGCGAGATGCCTGTTTCAACTGCTATACCTGCGATATACCAGTGAGCAGAGCTTTCGCCAAGACCCTTTATTTTGGGTCTGAGCTGTCCTCGCCTACGCCTTCTACAGTGTTTAGCCATTCATCATAGCCAAGCTTTGTAGACTTCGTGCGCTGCTCTGAGTGCCACGCTAGGAACAGCAAGTGTCCTAGGCGCTGCTCAGAGGCAAGCTTTCCGACTGAAATGTTGAACTTGTCCTCAAAGGCAACTAGGTCAGCAGTGCTGGCCGTGATTAGCTTTTCGGTTTCATCTACGAATTTGATCAATAGGTTGAATCGCATTTTACTTTCCTTTGCTTATGATGTAGCGTAAGTGATGGCACCGGTGGTTGGAAACGATACGGAAAATGTTCCCAAATCGCCCACTGCCCCCGACACGGGTGTAAAGCTTGTAATCAACGCTGACGCCGTGTAAAGCGGCGTCGTGGTGCCGGCTTCTGTTCCGTTGCCTGCTACTAGTGTAAAGACCACTACAGTTCCTACTGTATCTAGAAACAGCGTGGATACAGCGTCTACGCCGAAGTCCTGGTGAAAGTCGAGCGATAGGGTTCCAGACTTAAGCCCACCGATAACCTCAGTGAACCCGCCAGAACCAAAGTCCGTTGTCTCAACTTCAGCTGCGTTAATAACCAACTCTGCGCGGGCGCAAGCAGTTGAGATATCTTCACCACCCATTGTGACTGTGGTTGCGGTTACTACGAATTTTGCCATTTTATTTCTCCTTTTATGCCAAGACGGTGACTGTGAATTCAGCCGCCAGATAGTTCTGATCGTTGATGATTATAGAACCCATTCCACTTGAGCGCTCAACCCGTAGATCGTACACCTCGCCAGAAAGCGTCTTATCTGATTCTATCGCAAGTTTCACAGACTGACTTCCTGTGGGCTGGCAATAGGAATCTAACTTCCGCTGCATCTCACGCTCGGCTGCTCGCCCAACGATTACTGTCACAACGAAACTGTATGTGGTTAGACCGCCCTGCATAGCGCCATCGTAATCAACACTTTCTAGGTTGATAACACCGATTGGCGGGGTAGGGTTGTCGGGAATCTCAGCCGCTGACCGAAGCCCAGGGATAGTTGCTAGGTTATTAGCTAAGCGAACCCTTATGGTTGTCAGATCTGCCATTAGGCCATCCGCATCTTCCGGTAGGGACCTAGCAGCGCCTCAATGTCAGGGTCAACACGGCTAACTCTAATAATCCCTATGTCACCGAACCCTGCGACTCCCAGAGGGCTGTCGTAGCGCTTGAACTGACGAATTGCTAGAAGGTTGCAAGCTTGTTTTACATCTACTGGGATAGAGGTTCCGTAACCGAATACTCCTGTTATTTGAACTGTCGCTTCTTCACCTATTGTCGGGAACACGTAGTCGCCAATAGCTCTTACTCTAGTGAAGGGGCTGTAGGAGCTGCCGGTTAGCCCGTTGAGGGGTTCTAACTGAAGATCTGTTGACTGCCAGGTTATGTTGAAGTTTCCATCGGCAGCAGAAGATGTTTTGAAAGTTGTAAGTTCGGAGAGGTCGTCTATTGATACCACATAGCTACCATCTGGTGTAAAAACTCTTGTTGCAGTAGTCGGCAGGAATACGCGCTCGCAATGAGTTTCTATTTGGCGTGAGGCAGCCTCTACGCAGGTTTCTAGCAACGCATCGTCCACATCGTCAGTGATGCGAAGGATCGCCTTTACTTCTGCAAGAGTGGTGTAGCCGTCAGTAATTGCCATGTGTCTAGTTTACCTCCATGCGCCAAGCAAGACAAAGCCCCCATAGCAACCTATAACTATGAGGGCCTTGATCTAGTTCGTCAGATTAGCTTGCGCCGCCAACGAAGTGCTTGATTTCTGAGCTGTTGGTTAGATCGCCGTCAACACGTAGCAAGAAGCGCCAAGTGGTTAGGTCGTTCTGGAACGCAAACTCAGTTGACGATGCAACATCTAGTCCACCTGCAAGGCGAACCTTGTAGCTGTCTATGGAGCCGGCGATAACAGACTTTGCATCAATAGCGGAGTCTGCCATGTGTGGGTTCTCTATTACGTTGAAGCCAGCGAATGTATCCTGACCTCCAGGTCCTACCTGAGAGATGTTGTATAGGTAGTTTCCAGCGGTGTCCTTTAGCTTACGAGCCTCACCGATTGACTTGGTGTTCATCATCGTGGCAAAGCTTGGCTTGCGCCTCGTAGCCGCGTCAACCGAGTAAATAAGGTCTATGATGTTGTCGGCAGTGAAAGCACCTGCAACACCAGTAGCACCAGTTACGCCTGCTGAGGATGCAGTTACGATGCCTCTTGGCTTGGAGGATCCATCGCCTACGGTTAGTGCTTCGTTTACTGCGTAACCCATTCCGTTACCAGCTTGCTGAGCCAAGTGTGCGCCGAGGTCAAAGCCTGCGTCGGTTACTAGCTCGTTTGCTGCCTGAATGATTCCACCGTACTTGAAAGCTTGTAGCGTGATGCTTCCGTAGGTAGGCTCAACATCGTCAAGCTCCGCTCCGGCACCCTTTAGGGTCATTGCAGAATAAGCCGACAAAATTGGGATTGTCAAATCTTCTCCAGAGGTTGTCTGGATGATTTGTGGAACCTCAAGCATTGGTCCTACTGCGCGAGCAACGTCAAACACTTCGTCGTAGAACGACTTTGGTACTGTGTTTGCAGATGGCGCTAGAACTGCACGCCTTTCAAAGGTGTGTCCACGCTGCTCACCTAGCGCAAGTGAGCGGAAGATGTCAGACGAAGAACGTTCCTCAGATACCGAAGGGATAAATCCTTTGGCAGCTACGGATGCTTCTAGGGCGCGTGACTCGCTGCGTGTTGCAGCAGTGATAGTCTCGTCAGCTTTTGAGATGTCAACTTCGATTGCGTTGATCTTTGATAGTTCAGCAGCGTCAAGTCCGCGAGCCTCTGATTCTGCGAAGTCAATGACTTCACGAACCTGGGTAATGAGGTTGTTGCGGAGTTCCTGCTGAGATTTGATAAACTCAGACATTTTAGTCTCCTTAGTAATAATTGACAGATACCAGTCGCGTTGACGCTGACCGAATACGGCAGAGCTAACTCACGTCCGATAGTTCAATTTTAGTAGAAGTTTCCACAGGGTAAAGGAAACCCCCAGAGGAAGGGGTGTAACTCTGGGGGGACCCGCCTGAATACCTTGTAAGACTACCTGGTTTCTTCAGCCTTTGTTATGCGGGTTTCTTTTGCTGGCCTGTCGAATTTGGCTGTCTGAACGACTTCGCCTTCACCTTTTACGGCGTCTAGGTCAACTTTTGCAGGGGCTATGTCAACCTTGACTGCTTCCAATGCAACTACTGCATCTGCAAACTTACCTGCAAGATTGAACACAGACCCAGACTCAGGGTTTCCAGCAACATCTAGGATTGCCTTCTTGATTTCATCTTTGGTTGCCATGTTAGTTCCTATCCATTAGCTGTAGCTTCTTTTTCTTTAGCTCAAGCATTGCCAAGTCGTGAGCGACTTTTTGCTCTGCTTCTAAGTCTACTTCAGGTTCGACTACTGCTTCAGTTTTGGCTTCTGGTGCAAGAGTCGTTATGACTCTGTTTAGCATCTCTTGCTCGTCACCAGTGATGTTTAGTCCATCTTCAAGCTTGCCTAACGCATCTGCTAAAGCTTCAACATTTACATCTGCACGCTCAGCAGCTTTTTGGAACTTGCGTACTGACACCGTGCCTGCTGTTGCGGCATAAGCAGGCCACGCTACTACTGAAACTTCGTGAAGCCTGACTGAACGCAAGGTGCGCTCTGAGCCATCGTTAGACCAAGTATCCCCACCTTTGGGGACGCTAAAGCCAAAGCTCATTGCGTCTACATCGCCACGCTTCAAAAGCTCTGCAACATCGCGACCGCGAGTGGTGTTTGGCAGCAGACCCTCTACCTTTAGTCCACGATCGTCCTCGCTGAGTGTCATGGTGCGAGCGCGGGTAGACCCTAGTATTTCGCCTGAATCGTGGTTCCACAAAAACTTTATGTCGTTGCGAGCGTTGAGTGAGCGCTTGAAAGCGCCTTTAGCAATTCGCTCAGTAAAAGGTAGTGGCTCAGATGGGCTGTCAAACAAGGCAGCGTATCCGGCAAAGTGCATACCGTCGCTTTCCTCGCGTATTTCAAACCCAGCTACGTTTACGCGCTGTTCTATCTTCTGATTCATGTTGCCTTTCAGCTTTTTTTCTTCTTTTTGAATTCTACTTCTACTGGCGTTACAGACTTGACAGTCTCCGTCACAATCTTGACAGGCGCTATTGGGTCTGGCTTCTTTACTTCGGGCTGCTTGTTCGTTGACGGCATCTTTGAGCCGTTTGGTATTAGTGCCATTGGTTTCTCTTTCCGTAGTCATTATTCAAGCCCGTCGTTTTGTAGCTGGACTGAATCCTTGCCTGAGTGGGTAATGTCTGGTAATCCTAGCTTTGCCATTACATCAGAAGGCAC